CCTTCTTTCGATGGAAAAACGTGGCGTTTGCACACAGGAAAAGACGCAAAAATAGTTTATAAATACGAGGTATAAAAGATAAAGAAGATGAAAAAAAAGGAGATAAAAAAATGAAAAAACTAATAGCAGCAACATTTGCAAGTATAATATTGGTAGGGTGTGCTGGGATGCAGCAAGCAAAAGAAAAAGATTTGATTAGCTTAAAAGAAGTCAAAAAAGTCAAGATGACAAAAGATCAGATATACAAAAAGACTTTAGTATGGGTGGATACTTCTTATTTAAACACAAAAAAAAGAAACCAAAAGAACTATCCTGAACAAAAAATAGTGACATACCAAGGTATTATGCATTCACCATTATTAGATATTAGATACCAGGCGTATAAGGTAATTATTATGTCTAAAAAGAATACATACCAAATATTGCTTATACCAACATATGGGATAGACAATGGCGGAGAAAAAACTATAGTAAGAAAAATGATGATTAGCGCATACAGGGAGAAATTTAAAGAAATCAGCGCAAGTTTCAACGAAAGGATGAATGATGGATTCTAATAAAGAAATCAAAGTAATAGGAAAGATTTGTAAAAGGATTTATAAAATGATATTTAGGAAAAAAGAAACACCAAATTGTGCAATATGCAGATGGAGAAGTGAAAAAAGATATGGGTATGGTTATGCATGCGAAGCACAGGGAGGGGTAGTTACCTTCGTTGTAAATAGTAATAAAAACTGTTTAAAATTATATGAAAAAAGTGAAATATGCCTATCTGGCAAATTTGAAATAGAAAAATTTGAAATAGAAAAAGAAGACTCCGAGCAATATTTATCTGATAATTTAATTAATGAATTAAAATAGGGGAACAAGCAATGAAAACAATAACAATGGATTATGAAGAATATTTAAAATTAAAAGAAAAATCTGATAGTATTATACAAATAAATTTAAATTTAGAATTTAGCAGATGGCATTATAGTTATTTTTCAGAAAGTGTAGTTTTTGGTGGAATTAGTGTCGAACCAAAAGGAAAAATATTATGTAAAGACAAAAAAGCAAAAGAAATAATAAATTTAATAGAAAAACATGTTGCAGATGTACAAAAAGGTGAGCATTATCAGATAGAAAAAATAATAAAATTAGAAAAAGAAATTAAAGATATAAAAATGCAAAATAACATAATTAAAAATAGAAATGTAATACAAAGGATTTTAAATAAATAACAGTAACAAAGAACGAATCAAAAGGTGAAGAATGAGTATTGTCATAGACATGCACTCGTATAAATTTATACAAATAGATGAAATGTACGGGAGTGTAACAATTACATATAATGATTGTGACATAAATATGTCTTGTGAACAATTTGAAGAATTATATTTAGAAATGAAAAAATGGCATGAAGGAATAAAAGAATGTATATAACAATAAATAAAACAGGTATATTATGTCATTAATGCCGGGAAATAATATTAAAGGCAGCAAAGAAAAAATAGTTGACATATGAAAGAATAATAAGTAAAACAAATAAAGGTGAATAAAAAATGAATAATATAATATTAATAGGAATTATAATTATAATTATAATAGATCTATATACATCTACACCAGTATTTTATAAAAAAGCAAAATGGACTATTTATATATATACTAATTTATCAAAATTAAAAAAAATAGACAATAAATATTATAAACTTAATAATAAATATATTGTTGTATTTTATAAACCATGGCTTTTCGAAATATATGAGGGAGCAACCAAAAAAGAGATAAAATTTAAATATTCTTTAGGTGGGCAGTCTAACAAAGCAGATTATTTGACCTGGTGGGAAAAAATAATGGGATATAAAATAGAAAAGTGGTATAAAGGACAATGAGAAATAAATATTTATATGGGGCGTACAAACTTAATAAATCGTATAAATCTAAAAGTGTAAAAAAAGAATTTGAATATAAATGTATAAATTGTGGTGCTATTATAGAATTAAACAAAATGAAAAAACAAATTGTTTGTGATCAATGTTTTGAAGAAATGACAAGAATATATTCAGCACCTAATATACCGTATTTTGATGAAGAAAAAAATGAAATAGAAGTTGGTATAAACGCTTCCGGTTTTTATTCGTTTTGTGTGTGGGGTAAAAAGTTTGAAGGAAATCTTAATATTATGGATAAAGTAATATATAATGTTGAGCATGATAAATTTAGAGTGGAAAAGAGGGAAAAAGGAATTAGTAATAATGGCTAAACATTGGTGTGAAGCTAAAGGATGTAGTGTTGGAGATGCAAGATGCAAGACATGCGAGTTGTATAATGAGATTAACGGGAATATTATTTGCATGCCAAAAAAAAATAATATAAACCTTAAAAAATCATATAAATCTGAATACAAAATTATCTAGAATATTATGATAGATTTAAAGAAAATACAAAAAAGAAACAAAAAACGACAAAAGCGACAGGCCTAAGGATTAAAAAATGAGTGAAGAAAAAAAGAAAAAACTAACAGATAAAGAAGAAGCATTTTGTCAAGCGTATGTGTTCAATCCTCTATCTCAATGGAATAAAGCGAAGTCTGCCGAAATAGCTGGTTATAGCAAGAACAGCATGTACGAGATTGGAGCAGAAAACTACAGAAAACCTCATATTAGAAAAAGGATAGAAGATCTATGTAAAGAGCTAAGAATCAAAAATGAAGAACTAATAACATTTACCATTAACGAATTTAAAAGAATTGCTGAGGCAGATATGTCTGATTGTATTGACGAAGAAGGCAATATTAAGAAAATAAAAGAAATAGATGGTAAAATAGTTAAAAAATATATTAAAGACGATAAAGGAATTAAAATAGAATTACATGATAAATTGGCAGCTTTAAACGGAATCTCTAAATATACAGGAATGGATAAGCAGGTAATAGAGCATACAGGGCAAATAAACATGGTCAAATATGACTCAGACGATGAGGAATTATAAAGGAGGTAAATAATGTTGTTATTTATGTTAGGGATATTTATTGGAATGTTTATTATATTGGCTTGTTTGTTTTGGTCTGAAAATAAAAATCAAAAATCATAAATAAGGAGAAAAAATGTTTAAATACGAACTAGGTGAACAAGTAAAATCTATGACAACAGGCGTGAAAGGAACAATAACAGGGCGAGTTCAGTATATCACGGGATGTGACCAATATTGCATACAGCCCAAAAGTAAAGATGGGAGATCAAAGCCAGATAGCATATGGATTGATGAAAATGCAATAAAACGATGTAAAGGGAAGCGCCTAAAAATAGACAATAGCAGTATAAAAGGTGGCGTACAGGATTCGCCTAAAGCGAAATACTAGCTATAAAAGAATGTTCAAAAAAACACAAAAACAAAAAGACGCAATTAAATTGATGTGTCAGAATATAGAAGTTTTGCTTGAAGGCGGCAGTCGGTCAGGCAAGACTTTTATATCTTTATATGCTTTGATACAAAGAGCATGCAGATATAATGGCTCTAAACATCTTATAGTTAGAAAACACTTCGCGCATGTAAAAAGCATATGGTATGACACTTTACCAAAGTTGTTAAAAATATGTTTCCCCACATTGGAAGTAAAAGAAAATAAAACAGACTGGTTTTGCGAATTTCCTAACGGCTCGCAACTATGGTTTGGCGGAACTGATGACAAGGAAAGAATTGAAAAACTTCTGGGTTGGGAGTGGGAATCAATTTTTATAAATGAAGGTTCGCAAATTCCTTTTGATACGTACGAATTGTTAAAAACAAGACTTAATCCAGCACAGGGCATAAAACCTTTGTTACTAATTGATTATAATCCGCCGTCAACTCAACATTGGGGATACGTGATATTTCATAAAGGGTTGAATTACGAAAACAAACAACCTCTTGAAGATAAAGACAGATACGCAAGGTTGCAAATGAACCCTGCTGATAACAAGAACAACCTTTCAGATACTTATCTAAGTACATTAGAGAGCATGTCAGAGCGCAAACGCAAAAGATTTTTGATGGGAGAATACACAGACGCAACAGAAGGCGCTTTATGGGAAGACGATTGGATTATTAGAAATAGAGTGTTAGAAATGCCAAACGACTTAGAAGTAGTTGCGGTTGGCGTAGACCCGGCCGTTACAGACTCCAGCAAGGCAGACGATACAGGAATAATCGTTGCTGGAAAGAAAAAGATAAATGATATTGATCATTATTATGTACTGCATGATGCAACTGTACATACTAGTGTAACAAAGTGGGGGCAAGAAGTAGTAAAGGTGTACAATAAATATATGGCAGATAGGATAATAGGAGAAACAAACCAAGGCGGTGATCTTGTAGAAGCTAATATAAGGAATTATGATAAAAACATATCGTATAAATCTGTTAGGGCTACGAGAGGCAAAGCGGTTAGAGCTGAACCTATTGCAGATTTATATAGGCGTGGATTAGTTCACCATGTAGGTATTTTTGACGAGCTAGAGTTGCAAATGGTTTCGTGGGTTCCGGGTGACAAGTCTCCCGATAATATGGATGCTATGGTCTGGGTTTTGACTTATTTATCAGGCTTAGGGCCAACAAGTTTTGGTATTGGAAGCGCATAAAATAGTTGACAAAAAAAAAAGAATTGACCAAATAGAGCAATGAAATTGCTTGACAAAATATTTGGGAAAAAATCTTTAGATTATGACTACCACACTGCTAATGAGTATACTTTTTCTAATGTATTTGGTGTTTCTGATGGCGCTCCCATTTTTGTTACTCCTAAAATGGCTTACAATATAAGCGAAAGAAATTCCGACCTGGGAAAGGCTATTGGAGATATTTCAGACGCTGTTGCAAGTTTAAAAAAAGGTGTAAAGACAAAAGGGTCCGATATAGATTATAGCTCGCCAATAATGGAAATCCTTAATAATCCAAAAGGCGGTTTAAATAGGTTTCAATTTTGGCAATCAATAACAGAAAGTTATGAATTGACTCAAGAAATATATATTGTTGCAAGAGGACAGATAAATAAACCACCTTTAGAACTTGTCTTTATAAAACCTTACGAAGTCACATTACATTCAGGTACAGACTCAGGCGACCCATGGAGCATTTGCACTACTAGCAAAAGAGATAGAAGAGTATACACTAAAAACATAATAGACGGCAAATGCAAGTATATAGATAAGACAGGGCTAAACGAGCTCATTGTAATTAGAGGGAAGATATCGACTATAGATGAATGGCGAGGACGTTCACCTTTAGTGCAATTATATAACGACGTGCTAATTGGTACTGATGGGAAGAGACACAACAGAAGCATATTGAAAAACGGTATGAAGACATCAGGAATACTGAGCCCACCAAAAACAATTGAAGCAAATGAAAAGTGGGATAGCGAAAGTGTAAAGCATCTAGAAAGCTATATAAGATCGTTTAATCAGGGCTCTGGAAATGCTGGAAACGTTTTAATAATAGGAACTCCGGTAGAAGTTACCGGTTTAACACAAAATAATAAAGAAATGGACTTTGTGAAGTTGTTGCAAAATAGCCAAGACGCAATTTACAATTTATACAAAATACCTTTAGCGTTAATATCCCGGGACGCCATGACGTACGATAATTTAACAACTGCGAACAGGATGTTTTACACAGAAGCAGTCTTCCCGGTTTTTGAGCAAATTGCAGAAGGTATGCTTGATGCATTAAGAACAAGATATAATATGAGCGAACAAGAAGAATTAACATTTTCTCAAACAGAAATTAGATCATTACAGCCTGTTCTTGTTGAAAACATGGTAAAGCTAAAAGAAACAGAGTCAGTTACCACAAACGAAGTAAGAGAGTTGGGTGGATATGAGCCAGACATAAACGGAAATGAAATATTAGTAACAGGGAATAAGGTGCCATTAAGCACTATAACTTTGTCAGATAGTTTTGAAGATATACAAGGGATAGAAGATGACTCCAGCTCAACAGAAAGCATTGGCGACCAAACAGAAAGCGATGACCGAGAAGAGATTTAGAAGTTTATTAAATCCTTATTTTAAGGAAATCGAATCTAGTTACCGCATAGGTCATACAAACATAAGCGAAGAAGCTAAAGCTCAACTTCGTAATGCGTTGCGTCTAGGGTATATCTACGGCATAAGACAAGTAATCGGTGCGGATATAAGAGAAGAAAAACAAAACGACAACTTAATAAAAGAAATATTATCTGAAATGAGTAGACAACTGGATAATAATATAAATGTGAGAACACAGCAGCAAGAACAATATATTACGGACACATCAAATAAATGGATGTTCAGCATAACTGCAATAGCATTAAATGAAGGATATAGTCAAAAAGAGGCAGACGCTTTGTTGCGCCAAAGGCTAAGAAATCAGAAAATAACCATCGCCGTAACAGAATCGCAATGGGTTGTTGAGACAGCAAGAAAAACCGCTGTTGTTTCTATACCAGATCCTCTTAAGAATTCTGTGGAAGAGATGGCAAGACTTATTTCAATCGGCGAGTATACTGCGGCAAAAAAAATAATGAAAGAGATAAGACGAGTTGTAGGCATCGCTATATCAAAAAATCAAGAAGAATTGATAAGATTGATATCTAATAGTCAAGAAAAACTTGTAAATCCACTATCGCAAGCTAGAGTATTAGCAAATATAAGAGAAAAAGCAGAGAAGCTTGGTACCGAAACAAAGACATGGCAAATATTTGGTGTACGGACTAGAGAATCGCACAGAGAAGTTAACGGGCAAGTAAGGAAGATTGACGAGCCATTTTCTTTAGCTGGTGGTTTATTGCAATATCCTGGCGACGGTTCGCTAGGGGCAAGATTAAAAGAAATAATAAACTGTAATTGCGTTGCAGCTTATTCATAAGGGGAAATATGGAATATATCGAAGTCAAATTCAATTTACATTCTTCTTTAGAGACAAAGAAAAAAGACATCCCCATCGGGATTATAAAAGGTTATTTGGCTACATTTGATATAGACAGGGGAAGAGACAGGTTTCTTCAAGGAGCTTTTCAAGCGTCTATTATGAGACATCGAGAAGCTGGTCGCCCTATTCGGATGAAGGCTTATCACGAAACAATAATAGGCGGTTTCCCAATTGATAATGTTTTTGAAGATGATAAAGGGTTGTGGGTAGAAGGCGAAATAAATTTAGAAACTCAGCTAGGGCGAGAAATTTATTCACTTATAAGGCAAGGCGTTTTGTCAGATATGTCAATAGGATATACACAAAAAGAATCCGATATTGAAAATGGGATAAGAGTTATAAAGGTCGCTGAAATATGGGAAGGATCTGTTGTTGATGAACCTATGAACCCTATGGCTAAAATAACAGAAGTTAAGAAAGTAAATAGCAGGGAGAGTTTGCCAAAAACATTTGCTGATAAAAACAGAATGTGGGAAGCAAGCGCAGCAGAAAAAAGAGTGAGAGAGTGGGCGAATGCTGAAATCCCTAATGACAAATATAAGAAAGCGTTCCTATGGTGGGATGGAGAAGGCGATAAATTTAGTGATTATAAATTGCAAATATGTGATATTCTTGACAGAGAACTTAAGGTGGTACCACGTGCAGTATTTGCAGTGAGAGCAGTTTTGTCCGGCGCTAGAGGTGGTGTTGATATACCAGAAGAAGACAAGACAAAGATTAAGAAGGTAGTTAACCTATTATACCGAGAAATGGAGCTAGACGAACCTTTTGGCAAAGGCGAAGCGAAGGCTTTTTCTATAACAGAATTAAAGAATATGCAAAGATCTATATTGTGCGATGTGTTAAAACATTGCGAAATATCATTGAAAGCAGCAGAGGAGTTTGCTAATGTGTTGATGACTACGGAAATAGTCGTCGATTCTGAGGAACAGAATGCAATAAAAAGAATCTCGGAAGCTGTAAAAAATTTTGAAACAACAATTAAAGGAGAATAACTATGGCAGTAGAAGATCTACAAAAAAGTGCCGATAAAATAGAAAACTTATTGCATGAGGCACAAAAGAAAAACGATGAAGTATTAAGCGGAAAAGCAGACAAAGAAGTAGTTGAAAGAATGGCGGCAGATTTTGCGGATCTTTCAGCAAAACATCAAGAGGCGCTAACAAAGATACAGGCTGAGGAAAAAGCAAGACAGGATTTAGAATTGTCAATCGCAAGAGTAAGTGAAAACGGCGGCAGTTCAAAAAGTGTTTTGTCTAACCCAGAGTACAAGAGCGCATTCAACAACTATCTAAAACATAGAACATCTATTCAAAATGAACTTGTCGACGATGAATTTCGAACTATGGTTAAATCATTTAATCCTTCAATCTCGGAAAGCGACATCGTAGCTACAAAAGCGATGGTTGTCGGATCAAATCCAGATGGCGGGTTCTTGGTACCAGTCGAGCAATCAACAAGAATCATCGAGCGTATCTATGAAACTTCACCTATGAGAACAATAGCAACAGTTGAAAACACAGCAAGTGAAGCAAGAGAATATATACTTGATGACGGCGAGTTTGGTTCTGAAATGGTTGGCGAAGTAGACACAAGAAATGAAACAGGCACTAGCAAAATAGGAATTGTAACAATACCAGTTGTTGAACAATCAGCAGAACCAAAAGCAACACAAAAAATGCTTGATGACGCCGTTTTAAACGTAGAAGCATGGGTAAATAGAAAATTATCATCAAAATTTGCACGTGTAGAAAACGAGCAATTCATTAACGGTGATAGCAATAAGGAAGCAAAAGGAATACTTAGTTATGCAGACTGGACAACTCCAACTGACTTTACTGCAAAAACAAAAGGGCAATACCAGAGAAATGCGCTAGAAACAATTGAAACTGTTACAGCGTCAAACTTTGATGGTGACGACCTAATTAACTTGCAAGCCACACTACTATCTGGGTACAATGGCACATGGGGAATGAATAGACTTACATGGTCAGAAATATTAAAGCTTAAAGATCAAAATGACCAATATTTATTAAATCCAGCAATGTTGTTTTCTGGTAGTCTAGGCATGCAACTACTAGGTGACCCTGTTGTTATGTTTAACGACCTTCCAACTTCTACAGACGGGGCAATTCCTGTTGTATACGGAGACTTTAGAGAAGGATACGTGGTGCTTGATAGAATTGGAATAAGAGTTCTTAGGGACCCATATACGACAAAAGGGTATGTAAAGTTTTACACAACTAAAAGGACAGGCGGCGGAGTAGTTAATTTCCAAGCGATTAAACGTCTTAAAATTAAAGCAGCAGTATAAGGAGATACAAAATGGCACTAGAAAGAGATATACAAAGTAAGTTAAAAGTAAAAGCTGTCGATACTATTTCAGTTACGGCATTAGGAACCCCGGGGACATTTGACGGTACAGAGATAGACACTAAAGGATTTAGGGGAGTAGCGTTTGCAGTTGTAGCCGACGAAGCGATTGGAACAGATGTGATTGCGTTCTCGGCTAAAGAGGACACTGTGTCTGGAGGAACACCAACAGTAGTTGCAAGCGACAAGATATTACCACTTGATGCTGCCGACTATAACATTGGTGATGCCGATACAGATGGTTTTATTGGCGTATTTGGTGTGTTCAGCACAGAAAGATACGTGACACCTTCATTAGTTTCAACTACTGTAGCAGACGATTTAACTGTAACAGTAATTCCAATAATGATACCTGAGAATTTAGCATCAGACGCAACAGGTATAGACGGTCAACCATAATATAGGGGGTAGGCGGGTTGTGATATACCCGCCATCATCGTAATGGCATATGAAGTTGTTAACATAAAAGCTGGTACATGGGTTCAGCTAGGTGATGGATTTTCGATAGATTTTCAATTGTTGGGTGATCGAGAAGCCTATTGGAAGTATTCAAGGGTGCAGCCAGTAGGGACTCCACCTAATAATATTTCGGCTAACTATGTTATAAATGGTAAGATTTATCATAGCTCAAGGGAATTTGGAAGCGTTTGGGTATGGTCTACAGCAAATTGTAATTTCGTTATTAATCATAAAACAATATATAATACTAGAAATTTTTCTAAATATAGCCCAAAATCTTTATTACCATTTAATCAAATACAAGCAACAACAACAGTAGCAATTGAAACTATTAAAGATACTTATGATATAACTGTAGTTGATGCGACAGGGTTTGTGGTTGGTCATAGATTGACTATGTTTAACAATGACATAAATAATGCTTTTTATGGGTACATACAAAATATAGCAGGTAATGTTTTGACATTAAATGCACCTATTAACGATAATTATCCAGTTGGGAGTCAGGTTGACGATCAAATAATCAATATGGGTGTGCTCGGTTCAAAAGGTAACCCAGAATATTTCATAAGAAGAGGATCGTCACCAAATAATTTAAAAAGGTCGATGGTGTTGTCAAGATTTATGATTAACATAGAGACACAAGACGATCCTGATCTTAATGGATTTGGAGACTTGCCCGCCTTGGGGAATGGTGTAGTTTTTAGAGAAGTAGACCAGAACGGGAAAGAAAGACACATTATGACGTTACGTTCAAATTTAGAATTAAGAGCGTTGGCGTTTGACTTCGAATTTTTTCTCGGGAAAACACCACGTGGTTTATCGGCAAGGCTTAGTTTCGGTGGAGAAGAAAAGATCGGAGCTGCTTTTGAGCTTAAACCTGATTCAGATATAAAAATCACTATACAGGATGATTTATCTGGGTTATTGCAATTTATTGTTATCCCAGAAGGATATTTTTTATATGAGTGAGGAAAAATGTTTGTATCTTTGACGCAGGTAAAAATCAATAACAAATACGATTATATCAAAAGTGTTGCACCTACGGCGAATGACGACTCTAGTGCAGGGTTTGCAGTTGGCGAAACATGGCTAAACACTACAGACGGATTAAGCTATCAGGCAAATGATGTTACTATTGGTGCTGCTGTATGGGTAAGGATAGAGGAATCAGAAGATAATATCATTTTGTTAAATGGGGACAAAATATTTAAACAAATTTTAAAAAATCTAAATAATAATTTTATAGTAGATAGAAACAAAGCTTTTGAATCCATAAATTCTAATTTTCCTGACAATTCTATATTTACGAGACAAAAAGCCTATAAGTTAGTTGAGACAGAATCCGCTTATAGCGAATGGGTTTTTAATTCATCTCTCAAGACTATAACAGGTGGGGAGACTGTGTATGGAAGTATTGAAAATATAGATGTAGGTGACGTTATACTTATAGAAGATAGTTTAAAGAATAATGACTATTATAATATAACGGCTACAGCCAGCAACGTGCTAAAAGTAGCAGAAGACATTAAAAATGGTACTGAAAATGCTTTTATTAGTTTGGTTGTTTTCCCACTCGACTTTATAACTGTAGTAGCCAGGCTTATTTGGCATGATATATTTAAAGAAGATAATAACGGGTTGAAGTCTGAGAGGATAGGCACCTATTCTTACACATTAGAGGAACTTGCGAAAAATGGGTATCCCAAAGACGTTATAAGAGGTTTGCAAGCGTATGAGCGAATAAGTGTTGGGGGGAATAGTTATTATGTTAATTGAGAAATATTATAAACCATACACACTGGAAAATAGGGTTATCTCTACAAGAAGCACTACAGCAACTACTTATTCAGACCCTATTTTTGCTAAAGGGTTTATACAACCAATTAAAGGAGACGAAGAGGTTGCACAAGGAAAAGGTGGAGAGAAGGCAACGCATAGATTATATACTTATGTGTCTGTAAACGCTAAATATGGTGATCGGGTCACTCAGTATGGACAAAAATATATAGTTTTGTTTGCTGGTCAACCTAAAGGGATAAGCTCAAGAGAACATCACAAAGAAATAGTTTTGGGGGTGTATGAATAATGGCAACTGTAGCAGTCGAAATAAAAATAGATTTAGGAAAATATACTTCCGTTATGGCCGATAAGATTGCACAAGGAATCGCAGTTGACATTCGCAATAAAGCAAAGAAAAAAGTAAGAGTCGACAAAGGAGATTTAAGAAATTCAATACAAGCTATAAAAATAGCAAGCGGCTCTTATGAGGTCTTTGCACAAGCCCCTTATGCGGCAGCGCAAGAATTTGGCCGCCCTGATTTACCTAAATATGGCTATACGCCATATATGAGGCCAGCGGCCGAGCAAGCTATATCTAATTTAGATAAAATAGTAGAAAAAGCCGAAATAGCAGCGAGGGCAGCGTCTAGCTTATGATAGATACAGTATTATATGATTGGATATATGATAATTTTTCTTTAGCGTATGATTTTTTTTATGGAAGTGCTGAACAAGCAACAGGCAAGTACGGAGTTATGACAAAAATAAGCGACCTTGAAAGGCCAGAAACACTTTGTAATTTTCAAGGTGATACTGGTCGAGCTTTATTCCAATTTAGTTTTTGGGCTGGTGGAAGTATCGGAGCGGATACAAATGCGGTAGAGACTTTACAAATGGCAGAAGATTTTAAAAATAAATTGAAGCTACTTCGAGGGGTTATTGGCACAACTGAACAATACAGAATAGAAAACAACATGACAGAAGGGGCAAGAATAATAGGTGTTGAAGGCTATCAAACTTGGGGCGCTATAGTAGAGTCAAATATTTGGTGGACAAAATTATGACATGCATTAAATGTCTTAATAATAAATGTAAAATAAAAAAGGAAAATATTTACGGAATGGAATGTAAAACATGTAAGAATAAACAATTTTATACCAAAAGATTGAAGCATATCCCTGTATCATATGTATGTAGTATATGTCGGAGTGAAATAAGTATAAAGAAAAGTAAAAAAGAAGACAAACCATTTGAACAAAAGGAGGAAAAAGAATAATGGCTTTTAAAGGAAACGGACAAAAATTGACTGGCGATGATGGCTATTTGCAAAATGCTACATTTGGCACAGAAATACCAGGCGATGGTGTAACACCTTTGCCAGTAGGTACATATTTGATAACTAAAGTGGCGGCTGTGTCAGCTTTCCCAGCACCTGCCTATGGTGGTGATGCAGCTGCTGCAGGTGACATAATTGTTGTAGAAGGTACAAACTCTATAACACCAGCCACAGACGATGACGTAGTAACTTTAGTACTTGAAGACAAATGTGACGTATCTGACTGGACAATGGAGTATTCTAAAGAAGAGATTGAAGTCACGACATTGTGTGATCTGGTTAAGAAATACAGAGCTGGCAAGCCAGACATGACAGGTACTATAAACGGAATATTCTTGACAGGAACTACAGACGACGAAGACGGGTTGTTGAGGCAGTTTATTAGAATAGTTAAACAAGATGGTGATAACTCGTTTGATTCTTTTGCACAGCAAGAGTCAATTTTGTTAGCATTCTTATATGTTAATAACAAAACAAGCATTGCTGACAAGATGTGGGTCGCTGCACCGATACAGCTTTATGGTGAAAGCGTAGGTGGTGAGATAGGGTCAGCACAAACTTTTAGTTCTCCGTTTCGATTCGGTGATTTGACTTATACCGATACAGGCAATGGAGAAACAGTATCTATCGAACCTACTTTTTATAGACTAGGTGATGGAAGTTAAAAAACCGTGTAAACGGGAAAGGATTATAAATGAAACTAAGTGTTAATAGTAAGAATGAATATTATTTTTACCCGGATGTAGCTGATAATTTAGAGAAAGAGGAAAAAGAAAGGTTTACAATTGTTGTAAAAAAAATAAATCCAGCGTTAATTGGTACAGATGTTTATATTTATAACGACAACAACGAATTCGTGGGAGTAAACAATGCTATCAGGCTTAAAAGCCATGTCAAAGAGCTTAGAAATCCTCCTATACTTCAGGTGGATGGAGTAGAAGAAAGAGAACTTACAATAGAAGATTTATTTAGCGATAATTATACCGAGTTATATTCGATTGTGTTAGAACTAAATATGTTTATACACAAATTAAATACAGAAGAGGAATTCGAGACAAAAAAGTTTTAGCTGCCTTTCACATGACATGCAAAGGCAAGAAAGATGTGCATTATGCAGAGAACAGAGGTGATAGGTTGCATGTAATATTTGATAATCATAATAACCCGATTTATTCATGCCGAAAAGACGAAGTCAAAGAACTTTTTACAAATGAATTCCGGAGGTATTTTGATATATGGCAATACTATCACAATGGGTTTGGGTTGCCTTATGGCGGAGCATGGGGCGATTACGATCCTATTTTTATAAACACTATATTACAAATGGAGATACATTATAAAAATAATTTTTCTATTGATAGTGTTAAATTGAAGTATTTAGAAGCAATAATAAAGAGAATGGATCACTACGCAAGTGTGTTTGGGAAACGAAGGTAAAGAATGGCAGATGTAACAGCTTCAAGAATAGTAATTCCGGTACAAACTGGAGCGAAACAGGCTAATATTGATATGTCTGCGCTTAACGATACTTTGTTGAAGTTAAATGCTACTTTGGGTGGTTTAAATCAAAAGCAAAAGACAAATCGTAAAGAGACACAAAAGACTTCTAGTGCCGTTAGTACTCTTAAAAAAGTATTCGCAGCAATTGGAGTTGGTTTAGTAATAAGAAAGTTTGTACAATTAACCGACACATATACTGGGATACAAGACAAGCTTAAGCTTGTTACAAACGGCACAAAAGAGCTTACAGAGAGAGAAAAGCAACTTTTTGATGTTGCTCAGAAGTCAAGATCAAGTTTTCAGTCTACAGCAGAACTATACGCACGTTTGTCTAGGTCAACAAAACAATTAAACGTCTCAAGCAATGACTTGTTGACTGTAACTGACTCTATCAACAAAGCGTTTCTTGTTTCTGGTGCATCTTCGGAAGAAGCTTCAAACGCGATAAGGCAATTATCTCAAGGTTTAGCGGCAGGAGCTTTGCGAGGTGACGAGTTTAACTCAGTTGCTGAACAAGCTCCCCGCCTACAAGAGGCTATCGCAGCAAGTTTAGGCGTAACAGTAGGGCAATTAAGAGGGCTGGCGGCACAAGGGAAGATTACGAGTAAGGTTATCGTTGATGCATTAAAAGGTCAGGCTGATGTAATCGACAAGGAATTTCAGCAGTTGACCCCCACATTTGGTCAGGTTGGTCAGCAGCTAGCGAATACGGCTTTAAAATTAGGCGGAGCGATAGGGCAACAGGTTTTACCTGATATAGCAGTATTAGGACAAGCTTTTATTGCTCTGTCAAAAGACGGTGGTGTCTTGATTGATGCCCTTACTACTCTTTTTAAAGGTGTTGTATTTTTAGCAAAAGGATTCGTTATTTTGGTAGCAGCAGTCGACAAATATACTCAAGAAAAGAATTTTGAAAAATCAGCAGGAGACAGAATTAAAGCAACACAAAAACTTGTGAAGTCTTTACAAGCTGCACGTAATGAGTTAGGACTAACAGCAAAAACAAGGCCGAAGATAGTAGCTGAATTGACAAAAATTATTAAAGCTCAAGATGGGGTCGCAAAGTCAGCACAAGACATTAAAAAAATAGAAGCAGCTAAAGAATATTTGAAGTCTATAAAGCAACAAAGTGCAGAAATAGACAAGCTCCGAGATTCTACATCTACATACAACGATAGAGTTTCTGAGTTAAGCACTGTATTAGAGCAACTTACGAAAAAAAATGAAGATTCTAATAAACAACAAATAACTTCTCAAGCTGCTTTAATTACAACACAGAAGAAAAGAATAGCGCTTACAAAAGAACAAATTGACGCTTTTAATATTCTCGCAGAGGCTGGAGACCCTAAAGCATTTATAAAAGCTCAAAGAATAGCGTTTGAAGAACAAAAAGCGATTGTAAAGAAAGCAGGTCTTGACGTAACAAACTTAGAAAAGTTCCAGCAAATGCAAAGACAAAACCAATTTGCAAACTTTTTTAAAAACATAACTGATAATCAAAATTTGTCATTTATTCAGAGGCAAGAGAAGTTAAAACAAACTTTAAAAACTATACAAGACGCAGAGAACTTATCAAATGAAGAAAGATTGGCAGCACAACAAGCATATAATCAACAATCTGCATTATTAGAGCAACAGCGTTTTCAAGCTATAGCTAACAGTGTTCAATTTGGCGCCCAGGTATTAGGCGACTTTAATCAAATAGCACAAAGTTTAAGCCAAGTAAGACAAAACCAAATAGCTGGAGAAATTCAATCTCTTGAAGAAAGAGGAGCAAGCGAAGAAGAAATCGCTAAAAAAAGAGCAGAATTGCAAAGAAAAGCTGCTATTGATCAAAAAAGATTTGCTACCATAGCGGCAATTTTAGATACAGCGGTTGCAGTTACAAAAGCTCTGGCCTCTACTCCACCACCTGCGAGTTATGCTTTAGCTGCTTTAAGTGCTGCAAAAGGTGCGGCACAAATAGCAGCTATTAGGTCACAACCAATTCCGAAGGCTCAGTTTGGTGGAACGTTTGAAGTCCCTCCGGGCAATCAGGCAGATAGTGGATTACTAAAAATAAATCAGGGTGAAGAGGTTACCGTTACGCCCGTAAGTGAAAAAGATAAAAATTCAGGAGGTGGAAAACAAATATTAATGATAGACGGTCAAGAGTTTGAAGGGTATTTAACTAGCACAATGCAAAGAATACTAAACAGCGGTAAAATAACAATAAATAGAACAGGAGTAGTCAGAACAGCATGAAAGTAGGGAAACTAAGTAAACTCAGTATAGAGAATACTACGATAACATCGTCGGAAGATTCTCTGTCTGGGTTTGGTGACGTAAATTTATTAAATGAACAGTCTTTGGAATTATGGAAAGTCCAAGAAGGGTCTGTAACTGTCACTTTAGAGTTTAGCTCAATAAGTATAGATGCAATATGTTTATTTAATGTAACAATTGAAAACGATATTACTGTAAAAACTTATAATTCGTCTTTAGTAGAAACTAATTCAATAATATTAAATAAAACAGATTTGGTTGGTATTGTGATTAAAAATGGATATTGTGAATTAACAAATAAAAGCGATATAGTTAAAATAGAAATAATTACTAACGGTGCTACTTCCACATTTAATACATCAATGGGTTATATCTGGGCAGGAGAACTACACGACTTTAACGACCTTGAAGCGTTAGTGCCGACCGACAACGGAGCAGATGACGTAATAATAACAAGGGCTAATAGCACAAGTACACAACAAAAATATAATTCACAAAGTTTTAAATTCACGACGAATAAAAATAATCTTTTTAGCGATTTACAAACTAAAATAAGAGAAATACTAGTCAATGGCGGTTATTCGAAAAAAAGGCCGTTTATTTTTAAAGATTGTGTTTACGAAAGTGAAAATCTTATATTAGGCATTTTCGATTCAGGGGCATTTCAATATGATTTATTTGACCCTGATCAAGATTATGCACAAATATCAAAAGGAATAATTGAGGTTTTTTAATTATGAAAAAAGAATGGCGTGAGATAAATGGATATGAAGGATTATATAAGATATCTAATTTAGGCGAAGTAAAAAGCATTAAGAAAGGAATTATTCTCAAAGACAGGATATCTAATTGTGGATATATAAGAGTTGTTCTTTGTAAATGCAATAATCGTAAGGCGATTAGCGTTCATAGATTAGTTGCGAAAAACTTTATAGATAATCCTAAAGAAAAGCCTGATGTAAACCATATTGACGGGAATAAGAAAAACAATAAGATTTCCAATCTGGAATGGGTTACTAAAAAAGAAAATTCATTGCATTCATTCAAAATAGGGTTACAAAAACCACAAAAAGGAATAAATCATGGTATGGCGTCTGTATCAGAAGGAGAAGTAATTTTGATAAGAAAACTCAAAGGCGAGCTGAAGCAAAAAACAATAGCGTGGCTTTTTAATATGTCCACAGCTAATATAAGTAGAATAATGAACAGAAAATTATGGGATCATATTTAAGGAGGTTTATCTATGGGAGTCACACAACGAAATTTATATTTACCAGGACAAAATTTATCGAACCTTGCCGTTAATGTAGACGATAACAGACTAGGAAATGATCAAACAGATATAACAGTTAACTTTGGAACAACACCAGCTACAGTAACAGTCAAAGTTGGTTCTATAATAGAAGTAAATGGAAATAGCTATGTAATAGACACTTCTGATTATGTTTTTCAAATGTCAAACGCAACAGATAACTATATTACATTCACAGATAATCCAAGCGTTGCTTTTAGTAGTGCGTCAACAAAAGGTACTTTTGATGCTCAGAAGCAAGGCTATTATCAAGCAGGAAATACAACAAGGACTTTGAAATGGTATATAGATCAAGCAGCCGAAACATATAAAATAGTTGATATTGGGAACTACCCATTTGCACATTGTGCCGTAACTTTGTCAAGTTCTCCTTATCAAAACATAGGTGTTGCAGATGGAGAAGTTTTGATAAATCTAGCTACAAAATTATACGATACTACAAACTCATATAACACAACAACAAAGACTTACACAGCTCCTGTTTCTTCTTACTATCGGATAAATTACCAATCTCTTTATAATCATAATGCTCTCGATTCTACTTCATTCATAAGAGTAAAGGTAAATGGTACTACAAAATTGTTAAGTACAGAAACAGCATATTTTTCCGCTTCTATTGCTTATCATACAAGAACTGTTATAGGTGATTTATATTTGTCAAGTGGCGATACAGTTAACCTGTATGCACAAATAAATAATGGAAGAATTTTTCTATATAATAGTGCAACAAATAATATATTAACAATTTGTCAGCTTGTGTGAGTACTGTATGATAGTATATACAAAGCAAGGACAAAGAGAATTATTACCAAATCTGGCAGCTTACAGCGGTGGCGTGTACGTATTCCCTTTTTTCGGTAACGAAACATACACAGACCCTTTCGACAGTTCTGTATGGCATTGGGAAGGCGTTACAAATGATATCGACGAAATATTAGGCGTATCTCAAGTGGGTACACCTTTACTTTCTGTTGTAAGTGTATCTGATTGCATTGCATCAAAAGGATCTTTTTTCTGGGATGATATAAATGGAGTTTTATGTGTTCATTGGTACAATTCAATTGGTGATTGGTCAGTTGCAAAACAAGAGAATAGATATTCTAAGATATCGGTTGGATATTCTAGTGGATATAGTTCTTTTACAAACAATGTGTATGACGGACAATATTATAAACCAATAATAATTGGACTAACTGGTTTAAATGTATCTGTTGACCCTACAAAATTAGGTTTAATAAGTTTTGATAGCTCTTCAATAACACTAGCAGATCAGGAAAACAATTTTGCTGATGTGAATACAGAAAATATTGTAGGTGTACCAATCTGGATATATTATACAGATGAACAAGAAACACAATTAAAAGACGAAGACAGAATATTTACTGGTTTTCTCAACGGAATAAAACACAATAGAGATTCTGTTACTTTTGAAATAGTACAATCAAGATTTTTTGAGAATAAGCCTGCATGTCGGAATACTATCACTATAGAGGAGTTTAACGACGCTGGTAACTCAGAAGGGAAACTTAAACCAGTTGCTTGGGGTGATATAAGAAGAGGTAAACTAGTTCTTGTAAACGAAGACGCGTTAACGACTAGTTCGTCCGGAAGTGCAATATTTTTATTAGCTGATCCAGAGATAGGAGCATTAAGGGCAATAAGCAAAATATATGATGACGAAGACAACGAAATCACTATAGATAGTTTTGATTTAAACTCTTGTACGGCAACTATTACAAAAGCAGCGGGAATAAGTGTTTCAAATCTTAAAAAATATAAATGGGGTGGTGAAGGATACAATATCAGCGGTGACTACAACAATGGGCTTGACATAATTAAGGATGCATTTCTTAAGATTGCAAATGTCCCTTTTAGTAATTCGACTTATGATATTGTGCAATGGAACGACCAAACATCTTTGAACAACGAACCTATAGGAATATCAGTTCAATCTGACAAGGGATTTCTTGAAGAGATTACAGAACCAATAATGACAAGTTTGCAAGGTGTTGTACAGACAATAGGCGACGGGCGTATTTCTTTTTTTAGCAGAAATGTTGACGCTGACCCTTCTGAGGATATTAAAAATTACAATCAGGTATCAGACCCCATTATAGAAGAGTCTACAAAAGAGCTGGTTAGTGAAATTCTTGTTGAATATTCACCAGACTTTGTTGCTAAAGAGCCATTGCAAACGGTTGTAAGATATAGCGAAGTACCTTCTCGGTTTGGAATAGACACAAGAGACCCGATATCCCCAGTTAAAACTGTTCTAATAAATGAGTCAGACGCTATTGCAACAGCTAACGAAATAGCAGAAACCTCAACAACTCCTGAACGCATTGTCACGACTGAAAAAACAACAGTCAATAAAGAAATAAATATTTTTAACATAGTTAGTATAGACACAGGTGAATACGGAAGAGAATCAACAGAATACGGAGAAGTATTAAGCATAAATCCCGATTATATCAGCAAAAGGCAATCGTATAAATGTAGAATTATACCAGGATATACGCCGCCAATTGAAATTGAAGGTTTTGCCCATTCAGATGGTTTAAATATATCAACTGGGCACGGGATAGATGGACATGGAATATATAAAGTAATAAGGAGCTACTAAATGGCAAAAGAGATATTATATAATTTTAATTATTTAGCACCAGCACAAATAACAAGAGAAGATTACTTAAATGTGGGGAGCGGTAGTTTTCAACTTGGAGGTGCTGCAAGAGGCTTTAAAGGCGGTACTGATTTTGAAATTTGGGATTCAGCAGTTGGCGGAACACAACTAGTAGAAAATACAGACTACGAGTTGCTAGACGTAGATAACAGACTAAGCGTAAAAGCTGGGTATAATGTGTATACAAGAGTTAGAATTATAACACCAGCTTACCAAACAGGCAATATTTATATAACATATAAAGTAGTTATAAGCTATGTAGATGCTAGCTTTTACAATAATCTTTATAATATAGCTATATCTGCTGGCGGATCTAATATAAAATATCTTACTAATGCGGATTCTCCTTTTACTATCACGGATAGTGATGGTTTTGGAAAAATAATATGTAATACGTCTGGCGGTGATATTATCATAAATACACCAACACCTGCAAATAATCAAAATAGAGAATTAAGCTTTGTTCATCAGGTTGGCGGAGGTATCGTGACGGTGAATGGAACAATAGACGGATTAACATCAGTTGAACTGCCAAAACAATATGACCGAATGACTATACTTGGAACGACTCCAGAATGGGCAATATTAGAAGAAAGAATAAGTTGTCAATTGCGATTAGATACATATGCAGGATATGGATCAACAGATACAAAAATAATGCGTTTTACAAACACAGTAGAAAATTATGGTAATATGTTTAATGAAAATCATAGCACGGGGTACAATGGCAATACGGAAGGATTGGAAATAACTATAAATAAAACAGGAAAATATTCGTTTGATTTTACTGCAATAGCCGGTGCGACAAATTATATTCTAGGATTGTCGTTAAATTCTTCACAAAAAAGCACAAATGTCTGGCAAATAAATATTGCGGATAAATTAATACTTTCAGCTTCCGCAGTAGGACTAGGGGAAGCAAGTTGCTCCACTACAAAGATTTTCAAAAAAAATGATGTAATAGCGTTTCATACAACAGGTAGTGCGATTACAGAAACAACAAGAGTTCTCGCCTCTGTAAATTATATAGGAAATTAGGATATAAAAATGAATAAATACATAGAAATAAATGAAAACAACGAAATAATAGATGTATTTTTTGATTGGCAAAAAGAAAAAATGCAAAGCTCTACAAAGATATTGCTAGAAGAAGATACAACAGAGACAAAACATAAAATAAATGGTAAAAGTATAAGTGAAGAATTTGGATGTTTTATTTTTTTGTATAATAATGGAACAATAACAGAAAAAACACAATCAGAAATAGAGACAAGTGCAGAATATATAATTAGATACAAAAAGATAAAAAGAGATGAATTAAAAGCATATATAGAAAGCGATTCAATTACGGATGGCATTACAAAAACAATACCAGAAATAAAAATAAAGTGGCAACAATTTAAGACAAACTCCAGCAATTGGACTACTAAGCAAGAAATAGATGACGCATTCAATGAGGCAGTTACTTGGTTGCAATCTTAAAATAAAAGGAAAGAAACATGGAAAAACTAAAACAACTAATTAAAGAACATTCGTTTAAGGTTCTTATTATCTTACTACTCACTAACACTTTTGCATCGCTTTGGCTTCCCGCAAAAGATCTAACTAGCTATATGTACAAAAAAGACGTATCTAGTATGATACAACACGTAATAGCGCAATCGATTAAAGAAAGTATAGAAGATGCGAAAGTTGATTACAGCTTGCAGTTAATGCTTGCGGAAACAAAAAATATTCGAACAACAAAAGAAGTTGATGCAAAAATAACCTTTTGGAAAGATAACAATTGGAATGCACAATTAGTTGCTTTAAAAATTGTTCTAAATAGCGAATATGCAACAGAACAATTAAGAAAAATGATGTATAATGAGCAAGTGTATAAGGCTTTAATAAGCCACAGATAAAAGATTAAGCCCCTTAAAAGGGGCAAAATCAAATATTGGAGTAAAAAATAAATATGAACAATTATAAAGCAATATAATTTATAAAAAAAAAGATGTCAAGCATATAATTAAAATACTTGACAAAACTAAATAGCAATTTAATATTGTTACAAAGAGAGGTTATAATGGATATTATAATTAAAGTTGGAATAGTTTTATTTTTAGTAGCATTTTTTATTATTAATGCCTTAATATTTGTTTGTTTATTTGTTAGCAAAATTACTGAGAATGAAGATAGAAGACGTTATGAAGAAATAAAAAACAGTAAAAAAACACCCCTGAGAGGTATCAACAGGGGTGAAAAAATAGATTAAATGGTGATAATGTTTATTATTCTTAAACATAATAAAATAGATTAAAAAAAAGTCAAGGATAAAATAATGAAAAAAAAACATTTGGAATGTTGTGGAAATTGTTTAAATTATGATCAAGAGCGTAATTATTGTACTACTTATGGTTACAGTTTTTATTCTTATACTTGGTGCAATAGCTGGGAATTTGATAAGGACAAAAATGCGTTAAGAAATTACTTGGTGCAATAGCTGGGAATTGATAAGAAAAAAAATGCGTTAAGAAATATTATTATTGACAATAAATACTAAATGAAATATAAGTATATTTGCATTGGGAGACTGTCCCCGTTCTAATATGTTTATGTTCCACATGAGTGTATAGAGGACGGGGACTACTTTACATAGTTTATAGATTTGCTAAATATCAGACCTTTAGCAAGCTTATAAAAATAAGCGAAAGACTTATCTTAAAGGCGGTCTGACAACGAAAGTTGGCCTTTGAGGTAGGTCTTTTTTTTTGGAGGTAAAATGTATAAAATAAATTCTATGGAATGGCATGAGAGTCATTTAAGAAATATGAAAAACTATTATAAAAGGTTAAGAAAAGAACAAGAAAAACGGGAAGAATATGCAAAAAGAATAAAAAACGATATTTCTATGTTGGAATATCAAATAAAAGAAGCAAAAAAAATAGGTAAAGATAAATTTGATAAAGATAGATTCCGAATTAAAAAGGTGAAAATAAATGAAAAGATTAGATAAAAGACTAATATCTTTAAGCAGTTTGAGAATAAAAATAATACATGCTGATTGACATAGGTGGATAGAAAATAATGAATAAAATAAAAAATATTGAGAATATATCAATTGAAGTTGATAACGACATTATATTCTATACGGTTGCTAAACACAAATTATTTTATAGCTACGGAAAAACTGGGATGGATGCTTTATTATTATATTTACATCTAATGTTTACAGCCAGATTGCAGCAAACTAATTCTGTAAAAGCAAAAGATATATATTTAAGAGAGGGGTTAAACTGGGGAGCTGAAAAGCTTAGACATGCAAAAAAACTTTTATATCAACTTGAACTTATTGAAACAGTACAAAGAAGAGATGGAAAAGGACAATTTATAGAATCTTATATTGCGGTTAAAACAAAAAAATCGCCTTTTGAAATAGAAGAAGTTTTACCCGCAACACTCGAAACCGTAACACCGCAAACCCGTAGCACGGTTTTAGACAACAAATGCTTAAACGAAGAAGTTAAATGCTTAAACGAAGAAGAAAATGCTTGTAAGACCGAGCATTTAAATAAAAAAGAAATTGAATATATAGAAACATTTGAAAAACTCTGGTCTATATACAATAAAAAAGTTGGCAAGGATAAAGCATATAAAGCATTTGTTAAAGTTAATAAATCTGATTACGACAAGATATTTGAGCACGTACCAAAATATGTAGAATCAACACCGGACTTAGTTTATAGAAAGCATTTATCTACTTACATAAACCAAAAGAGCTGGAATGATGAGATAATAATAAAAAATGAAAAAAAAGGATTTTACGAGACAGAAGAAGAAAGGGTAAAAAAATTATTGGAAGAAAGAAAAAAAAGAAAAGGTGGTATAAAATGAGAGAAATAAAATTTAGGGCATGGGATAATGTATTAAATAAAATGTATACAGGCCTTAAAGACAAGAACAAAAAAGAAATATATGAAGGTGATATTGTTGTAAAAATACATGATGGTAAAAAAATGCAGAAATCCGAAGTTAAGTTTGAAGATGGTAGTTTTGGAATAAATGACTATTCAGCAGACGGTAAAATGATGCTATGGGCGCTAAGAGGGCGAAGTCATTTGTTTGAAATAATAGGAAACATACATGAAAATCCGGAGTTAT